ACGATTTTTCCCTCGTAGCTCACATGAACGGCAGGCGTGAGGCTGTGCTCTCCTGCGATCGTGCTGACGATTTCTCCGATTGTGACTTGGTGCCAGCTGCGCGTTTTTGAAGCCTTAAATTCTGGCGAGCTGTCTGAGGCTTTGCCCCTGATCGTCATCGTGGCCGGATTTGTTTTTAGGGCCACCTCGTCGATCGTGAAGCGTCCCATATACGTGAGATCGCCGTCGCCATATCCAAGCCATATTTGCATCTCTGCGCGGGCTTCAGGAATTGAAAGAGCGTTATCGCGATCGTCGAGCGTGATGTCGAGCGTGTCTGATTTTTGCCCGGCCTCATCATTCACCTTGATCGACAGCACCCGATCCGATACGCGATCGGTCACGTCACTGCCGCCAATATCCAGACGAAAACGCGGGCGCACTGATCAGCTCCAGAGATTGATTGTTTTGACCCCAGTTTCTTGGGGGGCCAGGTCAGGCAGATAAACCACATCACCAGCGGCCAAGCCTGGCATTTTTTTAGCCAGCTCACGGTTGGTTTCATGCGAGAGCACAGCCTCAACGCTGCCGCGTGAATATCCGTAAATATCCCGGCAAATCTGGTCGAGCTGTTCGCCGTCTTTGCAGTTGTAAAAAATTGCCATTAGATCACCTCACGCGAAAAAAGAAAGCCAATTAAAACCACCATCACCCTCGCCGTTTCCGGTTGAGTTGTCCGGGCCGTATGCGGTCAGGGTCATTGAAAAATCAATGCAGCGCGGAATTCCTGGGCCGACGAATTGCTTTTCTGTGTCGCTGATTGACTTAATGCACCACTGGCCCAGGTTGTTGCCTCGACCATCGACGAGAGAAAGCGGCTCGCCTGCGTCGGCTTCTGCGCGCATTTCGTTAATCTGCTCCAGGCCCCCGCGAAAATGCGGATAAATTGAGCCGCTGAGGCTGATCGTTTCAGACCCAGGGCCGACAAACTGCGTGGCAGGATCACGGCCTAGGCGTTGCTGTGTCACCCAGCGGTAAGCCTTCGAGCGCTTGAGGCTGTCATGGGCGGCGGTGCTCATCCCGAACTGATACTCGCCCAGGGTTAAAAGAACTTCCTCAGCCATCAGTCATTCAACAGGGCGCGAACCCCGGCCTCCGCTTCCATTAGAGCATCATCGAGCCCACGGGCCACCGCTGCGGCGATGTCTTCCGGGCTGGCGTTTGAATTGGCCACGCTGATGTTGATTGTCGGCGCCATGCTCATCGCGCCCATGGTTCGCGAGTTGCTGAGGATTTGCCCAGATTGCTGGCTAGAAAACAACTCAGGGCCGCGTTCTCCTACTAGGTAGGTTCGACCGGCTGAGACCGGACCGCCTAGGGCGCGGACTGGCACGCCTTGAGGGCCTCCCGTGCTTGGGGCCATAGTGCTCGGCGTTCCCTCGTCGCCACCACCAAACCAGTTCATGGGGTTAATGGCACGGGCCACGCCGCTCATTGCATTCTTGAACCCGTTAACTAGCCAGTCAATCATTTGCGGCCAAACAGATTTGAAGCCCTCCCACATTGAGGTGAGCGCATCAGTTCCCGCTGCAAATAAATCAATGCCCGTAAAATGGGCGATGATGTCATTAACAAAGCCGGCAATCTTTAGCGGCAAAGTGAGCCAAGTGGCAATAAGTGAAAGAACAACTTTCGCCGTATCTTTTTTGATTGCTGCAAGCCCATTAGTAAAAAATGCTTTTACGTTATCAACTATTTTGCCGATCCTTTCGGGCAGCTTGCCAAACCACGAAAGCATCGATTGAACGGCTTGTTTTACTGCAGCCCCTAAAGCGTCGACAAAATTTCTAAACGGCTCGACTTTGTTGTAAAGCAGTTGAAAAATTGCAATCACTGCAATGGCTGCAAGCACCGCAAGACCAACCGGGCCAGTGATCGCCGCCCACATTCCGGTGGCCGTGATGCCCAGGGCGGCCATGGCGCCACTGACTGCCGCAATGATCGGAATCACGACGACAAAGCCCACGAAAGCAGCGGCCGCAATGCCTGCGACTGTGCCCAAGATCGGCATATCGGTGAGCAGCTGACCAATGGGGGCAAGCACTGCCGCGAGACCTTCGGCCACGGTTGCCAGTGGCCCGAGCAAAGGCGTGCCAAAAGCAATCGCCAGGCCCTCAGCAGCTGATGCCAGGCGCTTCATCGAGCCTTCAAAACCAGCGTTTTGAATCTTGGCCATCTCACCAGCTGCGCCCTGGCTGTCGGTGACCTTGGCCACCATTGCGGCCAGCTCGCCATTGGCGGCGGCCTCCTGCAAGATTGAGCCGGTTGCCACTGCTGTTTTCCCGAACAGCTGCTTTTGCAGCTCCATGCGTTCAGCCGTGCCCATGTTGGCGCCGTCCATTGCCCGCTCAACATCGCCCAGGATGTCAGCCAGGGGGCGCATGTTTCCGGCGGCGTCTTTGTTTTGAATGTTGAGGCGCGCCATCGCCTTGTTTGCGCTTTCATTTGCTCCGCTGAGGTTCAGCAAAACAGACCTAAGGCCCGTACCTGCGACGCTGGCCTGAACGCCTGAGTTGCCCAGCAACGCCATGGCGCCGCCCATGTCTTGAATACTGGCGCCCGCCTGGGCTGCGGTTGGCGCAACGTACTTAAACGCCTCGCCCATCATTTGAATGTTGGTGTTGCCGCTCGATGCTGCTTTGGCCAGAACATCGGTCACCAGGGCGGTGTCTTCAATCTTGAGGCCCATGCCTCCCAAGATGTTCGATGCAATGTCTGCCGCTTCGCCGAGCTCCAGGCCCCCGGCTGCGGCCAGGTTCATCATCTGAGGCGTTGCGCTCAGAATTTGGTTTGTGTCATATCCAGCCATGGCCAGAAAGCCCATGGCGTCTGAGGCTTGCCGCGCTGAGAACTGGGTCGTTCTGCCGAGCTCTTTTGCTTTGGCTGTAAGTGATTTAAATTGCTCTTCATTCGCGCCGCTGATCGCTTTGACTTTCAGCATTCCGCTCTGAAAGTCTGCGGCTGTTCTAACAGCTTTGGTTAGGCCTGTTCCCAGGGCGGCGGCTCCAACCGCTGCGGCCTGAAAAGCATCATTCCTAATGACGTTTTTGAAGCCCTTCGACGCGCCAGCGGCTGCATCGTTGACGCTTCTTTTTATATTCTGATTAAACGTCGAGAGCTGCTTTTGAGCGGTCTTGATCGACTTCTTAAAAGAGCCAAGAACCTCGGCGCCAATCTTGAGGCTAAGCTTTGCCGTCATTGTCTAGCCCCTCCGTTTTGCTTGTTTGGCGATCTCTTCCTCGATGCCCTGGGCAGTCTTTACCCAGGATAAAAGGTCTTCGGTTGTCAGGTCGAGGATCTCATCCAACCCCCAGCCGGTGAGCTTCGAGAGGATGACGACCCCCCGCCTCAGGTCTCCGACTGGGGGGCTTGGAAATCCTGCAAGACTTCCGAGAGTTTCGTAAAGTCGACAGTGTCCAGGGCCTCGATGGAAGACGGCGCAACCTCGCAAAGGTTTGCGAAGAATTTAACCGCCTTTTCCGTGTCGGTTCCTTTTGCTTTATCAATCACCATTTGATCACGAACGGTTGGCCGACGCATGGTGAGCGTTTCGACCAACACCCCATCAATCTCAATTGAATAATCAAGCTCGATGGTTTCAGTAGGGCGTGATTTTGAGGCCATCTATTAGATCCCCATTGCAGTGCGTAGAGATTCGAGCTGATCGGTGCCGTTGATGATCCGCTTCATGTTCTCAACATCGATTTCGATAAGCGTTTCGCTGGCGATTTCGAGCTTATAGCTGCGAACCGCCATTTCAAAACCGGCCTCCGTTACGGCGCCGGCTTCAAAAGCACCTGGGTCAAAATTCGTAATTGAACCGGTCAGGTTGCAAACGACAGCAACGGCGTCCGTGTCACCGTTGCGCTGCAAAGCACCGCGAGCGGTGAGCTGAACAGCGTTCTGGTCATAAAGACCAAACATTTTGAGCATGTCGGTGTCATATTCGGCAAGGGTAAAGCTGCAGGTCAACGCCTCCATACCCATGTCGATTGCGATCGGGGCGTCTAGCCCGCCTGCCCTGTATTCCTCGGTTTGAATCCCGAGGGCTGGCAGTGTCAGTTCAGTGACCTTGCCGGCAAAGCCGACACCGTCAAGGAACATCGAAAAATTTCTAAGAGTCCGTGGCAGCATTGTTCAATCCTCCTCAGGGTGTGGTTGTGCCTGACCCAGACTGATCGGCTGTCGCCTGATTGTCGGGGTTGTTTTGGTCGCCGTCTTCGAGTGCCGAATTGTCGTCGGCCTCGCTGTCCGTCAGGATGTTTTGAATGAATCCGTTGGTCAGGATTGAACGGAACCGAACGCGCTCAGCTGGATAAGTCGGAGTGATTTCAAAATCAATCGTGACCTGGCCATTGCCCACGTCGGTCGCAGTGTTGGCGTCTGGGTCAACATAAACCCGGCTGCCCAGGATTGCGCCGCGAGTTTCGAGGGTGCGAAGATACGCCGCCACGGACTCGCTCACGTCCTGCAGATAGGTGCGAGTAATGCACCGATCCACCGCCCAGAGATGCGCGCGCATCACGGATTCATTCACCATGTCAATGATCCGACGGGTGCTGATGAACTGATATTGAGCATCAGAGGTGGTCGAGTGGTTGCCCCAGAGACGGAAGCCGTTCTCTCTGACAATGGTGGCAACGTCGTTTTCGTTGAGGATGTTGGCCTCGGCGTTTTCATCGCCCAGGAAGAACCCGACAGCGCGGGAGGTCCCGACAATGCCCTGAATGATCCGGTTGCTTGGTGAATACCAAAAGCCGCGCTCAGCGTCAGACTTAGCGATCACACCGGCCACGAAAGCCGAGGATGGCAAAGTGGTGGTCGAGTTGGTTTTTACCCAAGGATCAACCACATAAAGACGGTCGGACACGTGCAAGTCGGCGTAGGCCTGCGCGTCGGCTTGAGTTGTGTTGGGGCCGTCTGCAATCACGATCGCCCGGAGACGATCGCCCACGCCGCCGGAGCCGCTAGCAATGGAGACCAATTGGGCCACGACTGTATTAGCCACCTCAGCCCCAGGGGTAAGGGTGCATTGGTGCGTGTAACCAGGAGCGCAAAGAATTTTGGGGCTTATGCCTAAAACTGATTCGGCTTTTAGGAACGCCCAGACGCCTGTTTTTGCTGTGCTGTCGCCTTCAAGGTTTAAGATAGTGGCCGCCTCATCAGCGCCAGCGTCAACGCGAACCACGATAACTGTGGCGCCGACCTGGGCAAAAATGCCCTCCATCGCATCCTTAAGGGTGCCGCCAGATCCAAGCTTTTCAGCTTTGGCGCGGCTGCCGGAAATGAGAACAGGCTCATTTAGGGGAAAGGCAGCGGCGTCAGCGTTTGGCGCTGTGCCAATCAGGCCAATGACGGCAGAGCGGACGGACTGTAGAGGTCTGACCCCTTGGGTCAGTTCTACCGTCTCCACCCCGTGAAGAAAGTTACTGGGCATTTTTTAGGGCCTCCATGTTGGTTGAAAGATGGGCCACTCGACGGCCTCGGATGCGTCTCGTCTATTGTAAGCAGTGAAAGGGAAACAGGCGCCAAGGCGGCTCGCACGTTGACCCATTAAACACCTCCCCAGAGAACTAAAGAGGTTCTCTCTCCTGCGTCGACCTTTCGGGCTCGATGCAAAAGCAAAGAAGGAAAAACAATGAGCCGGCCTAGCTTCCGTTCTGGCACTGGAGGGTTGAGAGTGTGAAATTCAAGTCCCCCGCCATCATACGAGCTTGGATCGCTTAGCTCCATCGACGCTGAAAAGAGCCGAACAGGCTGATCCTCTCCGGCAAAAGCGTCATAGTGCCAATCGAAATGGTCGCCCTCTTGGTAGTGCGTGAACTGAATTGGTTCTATCTTTTGGAGCTGTACTCCACGAAAATAATCGTGGACGATTTGACCAAAAGTTTGAATGACTTTTTCGAGAACAGGGTCGAGCTCCAGGTTTTCTCCTTTTAACAGCCAGCCAATGCTCCCGGTTCGATAGTCGCCGGGGTTGTTGTTTTCAGTGTTAGCCCTTCGCATGTTTTGTTTGCCCTTGTCGACGATCAATGAGCATTCGTCAGCAG